ATCAAGAAAGGCTCTACGACCGGACATCTACCCATGAAGCCAGAGCTCACCGCAATTGTGCCAGTCGAGAAGGTTCTCGAGCTGGCGAAGAAAGTCCCTGTTTTCCCATGCCGGAGGAAAGATGAAACAGATCAAGAAGGGCGCACGCTCAAAGCGAAAAGCCCACTCACCAGAAACGGATTCAAAGACGCCACGCAAGACGAGGCGCAGATTCGTAGATTCTGGGCCAGTCACCCTGACGCACTCGTTGGGGTTCCAACCGGCAGCCGTACCGGACTTGCCGTCATCGACTTCGATACCAGCAAGGCTGGCGCTGCTGCTCAAGACTGGATTGCAGAAAATCAAGGCGCTCTTTTAACCACCAGAGTCCACCAGACCGGCGGCGGTAGTGGCGGCCGGCATTACCTGTTCAGCCTGCCACATGGCGTCAAGATCCGCGGCGGCGTCTCGGTCACGCTTGGCAAGGTGCGCAGAGACGGCCTCGACATCCGCGCCGAGGGTGGCTACATCATTTGGTGGCCGCTGCATTACGGCCAGAGCGGCCCGGTGGGGGACATCAAGTCACTACCGGCTGGGCTGATCGACGAGCGGCGGATGGATCTCGAGCTGCCCGCGGAACTTGCGGCAAAACTGCCGCCGAAGCCAGGAACCAGCGGAGACTTCCAGCGAGAACTGCCGCGCATCACCGAGGCGCTGTCGTTTATCGACCCGGCGCCCTACGATGCGTGGCTTATGGTAGGGATGGCGTTGCATTACGCCTCCGGCGGTGCCGATGACGGGTTAGAACTGTGGGACGCATGGTCAAGCGGCGGTATCACTGGCGTACTGCCCGCGGCCTACGCCGGGCGGGCCGACATCGAGTACCGATGGCAGTCGTTCCATCTTGACCGCGGCGGCGGGGTTACGCTCGGCAGCCTCTTCAGCGCAGCCAAGTCTGGCGGCTGGGTGCCCGTGCCAGAGGCGGTGCGTATCGGGCCACCAAAGCGTGAGGAGCCGTCCATGGACTACAGCGACGTGCCAGAGGCGCAAGGAATGATCCGCAACGTCGAGCCGGAGGTGGCGCGCGGCGTACCGCAAGGCGTACACACAATGTCCACGCGTCGGCTCGTTCTGCGCGCCATCAACGAGATCGTGAGCGAGCGACGCGAGGCGACATGGCTGATCCACAACGTCATCGAGGCCAATGTGCTCGCGGTGCTCGCAGGGCCGCGTGCCTCGTTCAAGTCGTTTATCGCGCTTGACTGGGCCATGCGCATCGCGGTCGCGGATAACCCGGTAGTTATCCTATCCGGCGAAGGCGCTGGCCTCGGTCGTCGCGTTGAGGCGTGGATGCAGGAGCACGGTAATGGGCGCGACCTCGAGGAACTGAAGCTTATGGCGCTGGAGTCCGTCGCCAACCTAAACGCCGACGATGAGATGCTGATGCTCCAGCAGGCCATTGATGAGGCTGGCATACGGCCTGCGTTAGTGATCGTGGACACCTTTAGCAAGTTCAGCGCCGGGCTTGACGAGAACAGCAACCAAGAGGTCGCCGAGTATCTGTCCAAACTGACCATCGGACTGCGTGAGCGATACACGGCCACGGTATTGCTTGTAGCGCATTCGGGCCACGGTGACGCGAAGCGTCCGCGAGGTGCATCGGCGCTGATGGCTAACCCTGACGCTGAGTACATCGTCCAGCGGCCAGACGCGCAGGGGATGGCCGTGACGGTGACCCGGGAGCGGTTTAAGGATACGGCCAGTCTGGCGCCGCTTGGCTATGAGGCAGTCGAGGTCAGCCTCGGGCGCGCAGATCGGTACGGGGAGCAGGTCAAGTCACTGATCATGCGCAATGCGGATGCCATCGTTGCGACCAGGCGGGTGGAGCCGGCCGGGAAGGTGCAGAAGGTGATTCTTGAGGCGCTTAGGGCCAGGCAGAAGGCGTCGGAATCGCCAGTCACTTGGACGATGGCAGACCTGCGCCAGGTAGGGAAAGAGTGCGGGCAGAGCAAGCAATCTGTCCACAAGGCGGTCGAAGCGATGGCTATGAGTCCGTTTCTGACCAGCACAGTTGGCGGGTTTAGGCTGTCCGAGGAGGGCGGTCAAAAGGTCAAAACAGGTCAAATTTTGACCGAAGTTTACCGTCCATGCGGTCAAAAAAGTCAAAAAACCCTTTAGGGTTTTGACTTTTGACCATGGATTTTGACCAGAATGGGAGGGAATGTGAGAAAGAAGAAAGTGATGGTGCAGCACAAGTTTGGTGCAGATAGGCGGATGGAGTTATCCACAGCCGTTGCTTCTACGCCACTGGCGCGTCGAATGCTTGAGGAGATTGGCCCAGACGACTTCAGTCTGCTCAAGACATTCCAAGAGCAGTTTGGGGCAAGGCTGGTGCATTACCGTGACCAGCACGGCGAGGCTGGTAAGGAGCCGGGGTGGGTCGATGTCTAGTCAGGCTAGTCTGAACCTAACCGGGCCGCTGGTCTGGGAGGAGTCTGAGAACTGGGGGAAGACTTCCGCCTGCGGGCGGTTTTCAGTCCGGCACCAGACGGTCAACGGCAAGGAAGAGTTCGTGCTGTGGAGGCGCGGGGCAGACGGAAGGGTAATCCCCAAACAACTCGGAGTGTTTGATACCTTTGAGGCCGCGGCAGCAGAGGCTGAAGAACACAAGTATCGAGACCCTCCGAAACGCAACGGCATATACGACTGGAGACCGCGATGGGGAAAGTAAAACGATGCCCTATTTGCCTGATTGAGAACACGGGCGGGCTGCCACATACCTGGCACAAAACTGCGCACAAAAAGAAAGGTTACTCGACAGAGCAGATCGCGGAGATGGCGCGACAGACCATTGAGCGTAACCAGGTAAAGGAAATTATCTGCGACGCCGTGGATTTGGCTAGGCATCCAGATGGCTGGCGCTCTAAGCCGAAAAAGTCTCGCAATGAGTATCATCAAGACTATTACTGGCGGCACGCTGACAAGCGTAGGATTCAGCGCCGAGAGAGTAAGACTTTGCGTAGACGAGTGCGGCCGTTGATTATAGAGCTATGCAAGGCCGTTGACCTTGGGAAAATTACAGCGGGGTGGTAGATGGGGAAGCGACAAAGAGAACGCGGAGCCGAAACCGAGCGTGAGGTATGCGAGAAGATCGCGGCCGGGACTGGGTGGGTAGTAAAGCGAGAACTTGGGCAGGCTCGAGATGGCGGCTGCGATATTAGACTTGGGCAGTTTGTACTTGAGGTAAAGCGCCGAAAGTCAATTGCAGTGTATGACTGGATAGACCAAGCAAAGGCGGCATGCACTACGCCTTATGAGATCCCGATCGTTATCTGCCGCGGCGACAAGCGAGAGTTTTTAGTAATCCAGAGCCTCGATGACTGGATGAAGATGGCTAAACACGAGTTGCCGGACAGATGAAATGTCCAAAATGCTCGAAGCCGAGCGAGGTCGTGAAGGTTTACCAGTTCCCGACCGAGGCGCGACGCAGGAGAGAGTGTATGAGCTGCGGGCTCAGATTCTCCACGAGCGAGCGCGTTTGGAAGCGAACTTACGTCGAAGAAGTCAGGGCCAAAGCCCAAATGAGGCTCTCAAAAAAGGTGGATCACTCGGAGCGGCAGAAAAAGACATATAGCAACTTCGACGTCGTGGCATTAGAGGGCTACGACTTAGACTATGAAGACGTATCAACCTACGTTCATGCGAGAGACGACTGATGGCAGGAACACCAATTAAGCGAGCGAGACAAGAGAAGGCGCTGGCTATCCTTTCAAAGCCAGACTTCTGGGAGCAACTCTGGGAGCATCTTGCCGAGGGGAACACGCTGAGATCATTTGTGAGCGGAAGCGACGTTCCTTACGGCGTGGTGTGGCGAAAGATGCAATCAGATCCGGCCTTGATGGAGAGGTACGAAATCGTGCGCAATGCCAGGGCGCTTGCGAATGCAGAGCGCATCGAGGCTTTGGCCGAAAAGGTTGAGACGGAGCAGATCGACCCAAACGCCGCGAAGGTTGCGATGGGCGCGAGGCAATGGCTTGCCGAGAGAATGGATCCAAAACGCTGGGGTAATAAGATCCAGCAAGACGTGCAGATCACCGACACTACTCAACTGCACCTTCAAGCGGTGCGCGATCTAATGCGAACGGTAAGCGTCGTGGAACCGGCGGTGAAACCTAACGTTGACACTGACGTGTCAACTGCGCCGGCCGCGCGCGATTCAATAGAGTAATGTTATAACATAACACTGATTTTATGCGCAGTTTCACGCAAATTATGCAGATCGAAAAACGACGCAACGCGCAAGTCATTGATTATCAAGGCATTGTTAGTCGTAGTGCGTATAATGCCCATTATGTTAAATAGTCCACTCTGCGGACACTGCGAGTGTAACTCGTTGATTTTGCTCGGATGCCCGCGAGAACTGACCGCGCAGCAGGCAAATATACCCCCCCCCGGGTGGTGGCCCAGCCGGGGGCGGGCGCTAGCGTAACCCCACATAGGCCAATCTGAAAAAAATGCAAAACCCGTATTTGGACTTCGTTAAACGCTACCACAAGGCCCCAGTGGCCTTCGTGGAGGAGGTGCTAGGCGTTACCCCAGACCCATGGCAAAAGCGCCTCCTAGAGCTTCTGGCTTCGGGAGAACGCAAAGTGTCCGTTCGATCCGGCCACGGCACCGGCAAGTCCACCGTCGCCTCGTGGGCCATGCTCTGGTACATGCTGACCCGCGTGCCGGTCAAGGTCGTGGTCACAGCCCCCACGGCCAGCCAGTTATTCGACGCCCTCTTCGGCGAGTGCCGCCGCTGGGCCAAGCTGCTACCCCCCGCCGTGGGGGAGTTGCTCGAGATCAAGTCCGACCGTATCGAATTAAAATCCAGCCCAGAGGAGTCGTTTATCTCGGCCCGTACCAGCCGCGCCGAACAGCCCGACGCCCTGCAGGGTATCCACGCCGAGTTTGTGCTGCTGGTCGTGGACGAAGCCCCTGGCGTATCGGAGGCCGTGTTTGAGTCTGCCGGCGGCAGTATGTCCGGCCACAACGCCACGACCCTGCTGCTTGGCAACCCCACCCGTACTCAGGGGTACTTCTACGACACCTTCCACCGCCTGTCGTCCGAGTGGAAAAACCTGCACGTCAGTTGCCTTGACTCGCCGCGGGTGAGCGATGATTACGTCAAGGAGATGGCGAGCCGGTACGGCGAGGGCAGCAACGCCTACCGCGTCCGCGTCCTGGGAGAGTTCCCCGTCGCCGACGACGACACGCTGATTGGCCTTGAGTTGGCGCAGAGCGCCATCGACCGCGACGTGATGCAAAACCCCAGCGCGCCGATCCTTTGGGGGCTAGACGTGGCGCGCTTTGGCACTGACTCATCGGCCCTATGCAAGCGCCAGGCAAACGTAGTGCTTGAGCCGCCGAAGACGTGGAAGAATCTTGACCTCATGGCGCTGACCGGCGCGATCATGCACGAGTGGGAGTTCACCGACCCCAAAGACCGCCCCGCCGAAATCCTCGTCGATAGCATTGGCTTGGGCGCAGGTGTAGTCGATCGATTACGGGAGCTCAAGCTTCCCGCCCGCGGCATCAACGTCGGCGAGTCGCCCGCCTTTAAGGGGCAGTACATGAACCTACGCGCTGAGTTGTGGGCCAAGGCCAAGGCGTGGCTTGAGGCGCGCGATTGCAAGTTGCCGCGTGACGAACGGCTTGTGAATGAATTATCCTCGCCTCGCTATTCGTTTATGAGCAACGGCAAGTTAAAGCTCGAGAGCAAGGATGACATGAAGCGCCGCGGGTTAGTGTCACCCGACGTGGCCGACGCTTTCGTGCTGACCTTTGCGTCTGAGGCGGCGACGGGCGGCGGCGTGTACGCGCCGACCTGGCAGAAGGCGATGAAGCGGCAGATCCGGGGTGTGGTATGAACTGGCGGGATTTCTTTTTGGTGGACCCGTACTCGGGCGCGAAGCTGATCGAACACGACCTGCAGGGCTGGGGGTCGGATGACCCGATGTTTGAGCAGGTCCTGGCGGCGGTGCGCCCCACGACCATCATTGAGGTGGGCTCGTGGAAGGGGCGCTCGGCGGCTAACATGATGGCGATCTGCAAGCGCCTCGGGCTCGACGCGCGGCTCTTGTGCATCGACACCTGGCTTGGGTCGCACGAGAACTACGCGCGCCACGACGGGGACAATCGCTGGCTGCACGAGGCGCTGCGGCTGCACGCGGGCTACCCACGGCTGCACGAGCTGTTCCTGTCGAACATGGTTCACCTTGAGCTGACCGAGCGCGTGACCCCCCTCCCCCTGCCGGCGACGATCGCGGCGCGGGTGGTGGCCGAAAAAAATATCGTGGCGGACGTGATCTACATCGACGGCTCGCACGACTATGAGGATTGCAAGGCGGACCTCGCAAACTACTGGCCGCTCTTGCGCCAGGGCGGGATTCTGTTCGGCGATGACTACCAGGCGTGGCCCGGCGTGACGCGCGCGGTGGACGAGTTCTGCGACGCGCACTTCCTGCACCGCTCTGTCGTGCGCCGCTCGGGCAAGTTTGCCTTCGGCAAGGACCGCGGCGTGGAGGGAATCGAGTGAAGTATTACTGCATCACCCTCGCCGAGACCCCGGAGCGCACCGAGCACGCCCGCGCGCAGGCCGCAAAGGCCGGCATCGAGTTGGATTTCATCTACGGCATCTTCGGCAAGACGATGCAGGTGAAGTCCGAGATCCCGATGCACTCGGACTATTTCGTGACGCGCGGCGCGACGTGCCTGGTCTTGTCGTGGCACATCGCCTGGCAGATTGCGTGGCGCGAGGGGCACGAGGAGTTCGTGATCTTCGAGGATGACTTCATCCTGCCGGATAACTTTGCCGAGCGCTGGGCGCAGATGCGCGCCGAGGTGCCCGAGTGGTGCGACCTGGTGTACTTGAACTCGTGCTGCACGGACCAGAAGCCGGCGAAGAAGGAGTCGGCGAGCCTGTGGGAGATCAAGTACCCGCTGTGCACGGCCGCCATCTGGCACCGCCGACGCGCGATCCCGACGCTGCAGATGTACACCAAGCCCGCGAACACGCCCGTGGACATCCTGCTCGAGTGGCACGCGCTGCCGCACCTGCGGGTGCTGACGGCGGTCCCGCCATTGGTCTCCCAGGCAACGCAGGACCTTGCGGTGCCGATGCCATCGACCATCCACATGTGAGGTACCCGTGAATGCTAAAGCCAAGCGACGTGGCGCGGTTCCAGCGCCGGCTCGACAAGAAGTCTCCCGAGAAGCCGCAGCCCCCGGAGCCGCCGAAGGGTGGCGGGAAGGGTGCGCCGCCGCCGCCCTCCGGGAAGAAGGCAGCCTAGTCCTATCGGAGCGGCTGCCGGCGGGGCGCTTCGTGCGCCTCGAGGTGCCGTGCGCGCCGATGCTGCCGTGTAACCCGTCGGTGGCCGTCGGCCCGGGCGGGGAGCTGCGGTGCCTCATCCGCGCCGTGAACTACGAGCTTGGCGAGACGGACGGGATCTGGTTCAGGGACGACCCGGGGCCGGATACGGTCAACTACATCGCCGACCTTGGCGATGACTTGTCGCTGGCGCGGGTCGAGCGCGTGGACGACGCCGCGCAGCGGGCATCGCGGCTGCCGTGCCGGGACGGCTTAGAGGACGGGCGGCTCTTTTGGTTCCGCGGCCGGTGGCGATTTACGGCCTCGGGGCTGCACCACGGCCCCCGGGTGCGCACGACGATGGCGCTCTGCGCCTTGGACGGGTGTCTGGTCGATGAGCTCGAGTTCCTGCACAGCCCGCACGCCCGGGAGATGGAGAAGAACTGGATGCCGCGCGCCGACGGCGACCGGCTCTCGTTCGTGTACTCGCACCACCCGGCCGAGTCGTACCAGCTCCT